GATGATCGGCGTGTCGCTGCTCATCGCATTCGCAAACTGATGACCAACGGCCACCAGTTCCTTGTTGCTCAGTGAATCACTCATGTGATGCTCCTCGGTGCGTGTAACGTTCCATGTCAAAGTCGATAACTGCCCGCTGGTCGCGGAAGACGCCGCAGCGCCCGTGGCGGATAAGTTTCCCCTGCTCTACGGCAGCCCGGATGTATTTCTCGGCCGTGGTGCGGTGCAGGCCGAAAATGGCGACGACATCGTTTGTCGTTGCGCGGCCATGCTTTTTCACCAGCTCGATAATCCAGGCGATGAACAGGGTGCGCTCGCTATGCGTTTTTGGTCTCGGCATCTGTTAAGCCCTCCCCGCCTGGCGCAGGCACTCTTTGCGCCGTTTGGCGATCCGGGCAACTTCGACAGCACTGCAGGCGATCCCGAACATGTCCGAATACACCGCTGCAGCGCGACGCCACAGCCCCTTTTCTTCCAGCGCCTTCGCTTTCTGTTCAGCGGCCTGCATCTTCACCGGGTCGCTTTTCTCCTCCATACACGGAAGGATCACATCCGGAATATCGGCGTGCGGTACCGCCGTATAGGTGTACTGGACGCTGTTGCGAGATCGGGTTATCACCCCATCGTCGCTCAGCTCGCGCAGCAGCTTGCCTGCTGTAGCGCCTGACATATCCAGCGCTTCGGAAACGTCGCCGACGGCGCAGTTCGGCTGGTAGCGCACAAAAATCGCCACCTGGTCTTTCTGGGTTAATTGTTTGGTCATTGGTCAAAACTCGATTTAGTTGGTTAAACCAGCCGCTTTACGGCGTTTGTACTCTTCCATCAGCAACTGTGCCGGCGTTGGCCCTGCCGGGTGCTGCGGTGCTGCAAGCTGGCGGCGAATCGGCGGTACCGACAGACCGTTACTGACATGCTTGCTCCATTTCGTTAACAGCTTTTCTGCCAGTTTTTTAAGCTCCCCCTCTGTCATCTGGCGTTCCACGCCCGTTCTGCGCATCTCAATGCAGATGTGATACAGCACCGGCTGCGGCCACGGGTATTTGTCGCTGCCTGAATACCGATAGGACTCGTTGCGCCAGCGGCGATACTCACCCATGACACTGTCGGACGTCAGGCCGAAGGCGTTCGCCCCACTTTCCGAAACGAGCGAGACGAACTCAGCGAGATCTGGTGGCCAGGTGTTCCCACCCGCGCAGCGCTCCATGCACTGCTGGCAGACCAGACTGATTTGCTGTTCAGTCATCGAACCGATCTGGGCTATCCAGAGCGGCGAAGGTTCCGCCCCATTCTTCTGCGTCCACCGGTTCGAGAATACTTCCCCCATGACCTGCCACAGGCGCCATGCCGTTTCCGTTGCCATCAAGTCCATTGCGACGTCTCCACTCTGCGTGTGCTGACTGAATCTGCTGAACAGCTCTGGATGCTGTAGGCTCTCCCCGAACTCCTGCATTGGCCTTACCTCCGGTTTCTGGTTGTTTTTTCGATCTCACCAGCACGATGTGCCGTGCGAATTTTTGTTCCCACTGGACCTGGGTGAACACCTTCCCCTCCGACTCCCAGTACGATGCGAACTCCGCGAGCTCCGTCGGCAGGTAATCTGGATCAGGCAAAGCTACCCCCCACGTGGCTGCGCGCTGGCGGAAATCACGGCTTGGCAACCAGGCGGCTGTCATCGTGAATTTGCCGATGGGTTCATCCAGACCGTCAACATATCGCGGAGCAACGGGTTGTTCTGGTAAACCAGCAACACAAGAATTTTCATTCGCGCCCGCCTTAAGAGAGGGGTTTAAGATCTGTTTACTGCTTACTGCTTTCTGGATACCTGATGGCAAAGGGCAAGCCTTATCCTTAGGCAAAGGCATAGCCTTGTCGTATGCCTTCCCCATAGACTCAGACACCCCATAACACGCGGCCTGTAGCGCTACCCATGCCTCCCATTTCAGTTCACACTCGGGCAATAACTCGAAAGCCCGAGCCCATGATTTGATCACATTCACTGAAGCTGGCGGGTTATGTGCCGCCGCCTTAGGAAGCCAAAAAACTCTGGCTTTCAGGTCGGCTTTAACCATGCCTAGAGCTAAGCCTTCGCTTAAGGCAGAGTCGAAGGCTTCCAGTTCCCACCCCAGCTCTTCAGCCAGCGCCGCGCGACCGCCTTTGAATAACCCCGGGATAATCCCGGTGAACGGGCTGGTCAGCAGATAAATAAACAGGCTTTGCCCGCTGGGCGGCAAAGGTGACAACGCGCGAAACTTTGGATCATCCCACATGGTGATCTTCACCTTGCGGTAAGGCTCATTTGTAGCCTTACTTTTAGGCATCGCCTTAGGCAAAGGATTAGACATATCTCACCTCGCGGTTATTAGTCGGAGAACTCATTGGTCAAAACTCGATTACGTAAAAAGTGGTGCAAGTGCCTGGAGGTGAGCTATCACCACACCGGCCAGTTCTCCCGGTAGGAGAGCTGCATTGGCAAGAAGGTTTTCAAAACCCTCCTTCGCCTGCTTCTTAGTCGGCAGGCCCAGCAACTTCGCCTGATGGTGCTCGCCGCACTCTTTAATTGCGTCGGCCACCAGCTCGATATCAGTTTTACCCTGACGGAGACCATGCTTTCTGGCGATCTCAATCGGCATTGCTACGCTGATCGCATTCGCGAGTTGCATGATGTAAGCCGTGTACTTGCTGGAATTGGTTTCGTTTTTCAGGTAGCGATAAAGGTTCTGTTTGTTAACAGTGATCCCACGTCCACCCTCTTTTGCCCACTGCTCGGCCACCAGCTGCGTAACAACGTCCTGCGCCTGGCCGGGCAGAGTAAGCTCCCATTCACGAACGGCTGTCAGGATCGCCTGGCGCCGTAGGTTGTCTCTGCGGCGGGGTTCATACTGATTTTCCGTTTTCAGCGAAGCGGTTTTTTGTCGGTTAAGATGTTCAAACGTTACTGTTTGCATGCTCGTCACCTTGGTCATCACTTTTTGGCGGAAAAATACTATCCAGTGTGCATTCGGCGCCCAGTTGATTGAATTTCTCAACAATGAGCCTGCAATCGTTGAGAGTTGGCTTTCTCATTCCATTTTCGTAATTCGAAATACGCGACTGCCGCCAGCCAAACATTGAAGCCAGTTGGTCTTGGGTGAGCCCGAGGGATTGCCTCGTCTTTGCGATGTTGTTCATTGCTACCTCGTTATGAATGCGATGAGAGAATTAAACACGCTGCGTGTTTGATTGTCAACACCGATTGTTTTTTGAGTGATAACACGCAACGTGGTAAAACGTCTTTATGAACATGAATGATCAGATTGCCGCCCGGTTAAAACGGGCCAGAGAGCAAAAAGGTATTTCGCAGAAGGCGCTTGCGGAGTTATGCGGGTGGGCTCAGTCGCGTGTTGGAAATTACGAATCAGGCAGCAGAACAATAGGTATTGACGACGCCATTACCCTTGCTAAGGCTTTAAAGATAGCGCCAGCAGACCTGGTTTTCGGTGCTGATTCGACAGAGTCATGGATAACAGCACGCCATCGCCATCTTATAGAGCTCTTTGATCAGCTGCCAGAAAGTGAGCAGGATCGAATGATTGATTTGTTCGAGGTACGGCTCAAAGAGATTGATGATTACGTACAGAAGTATCTCCGCGGACGGTTTAAAGCATCCGATAACTAATTTTTTTCTATCCCCCCTTTTAATCACCAAGCCAGCCATAGCGCTGGTTTTTTTATTGCCCATAATTCGTAATTCGCATTTTTTCGCCTCAAACAAACACACCACGTGTTGACATTAAAACACCAAATGGGTTTTACTATATCCACACCAAGCAGCAAGTAAGTCATCCAGGCAGGACGCCCACGAAGTAGCTGCCGGCGGCATACGAAACACCGGATGAGATGACAAGGGAATGTGCTTTGCGGTGAACCAGCTATTTACTGAGTTTATCGAGTTTTGAAGGCGAAGAAGGGACTGACCACCGCAGCTGGGGCACCAGCAAAGCACATACAAACAATGCGCAGCAGATAGTACCGTTCCGCTTGCCAGCGTTACAGGCTGATACAGGAGTAAAAATTGTGGATTACACGGTCATCAGAAAGAGTGAGCTTTATGCACATTGCAACGGCTCACTCTGGAGAAATGGGTCTGGCTGCTGGAAAGCATATAACCCTATTTCCATTCGTCTTCTGCGAGCTTCTGGTTAAGAAAGACTTCGAATTTTACATAGAGTTTTTCAATCTCTTCAACAGGATCGTGTTGGTCTGAAAGATTTCGACCGGAAGAGATTTGAGCAGAGCGGTAGGAGTTATATGTATCAACCGCCAGGCGAGTTAAATACAAGACCTTGTCTTCTTTTTCCACAGTTAATTCCCTCATTACAGCATGGGAATAACCACAATAGCACTGAATTTAGGGCCGCGATACGACAGGCAGAATTTAATAGGAGATAACCATGATTGACTATGCACGTAACCCCGTAAGACAGCAGGCCGTTCGCCTTAATATCGTTGAAGTCTTGATCCGCAAGTTCTGCTACTTCATGGCGCAGAAAGGCAATCCAGCACTCAACGCATGAGCATGTTCTTCGCCTTAATCATTCAAGTTTGCGCCCTCACTGGGGAATGCTCAGACATCATGCTCGGTCTCTATAAAACCGAAGCCATTTGTGAAGCAGCTGCCGCAGAGCAGCACGTAAAAGGACAGTGTTACCCGTACAAACCGGCTGACGACCAACAGCCAGCGTTAAATTTTTAATCGAGTTTTGACCAATGGCCTGAATGGCCCAGAAGGGATCCACTATGGAATTTGGAATGAAACGAGTGATGGCATCTGTCCAGGCCGTTGCAGTGCTGGAAAGAATCTACCGCGGAACGCCTGTACCGCTCGCCACACTGAGTAAAGAAATGAAGCTCTCGGTTTCTTATCTGGAGCAAATTTTCAAGCGGTTGCGCAGCGGCAACCTGGTGACCTCGCACAGAGGGCCAGGAGGTGGTTACAGCCTGCGTGAAGGAGATATCTCAGTTTCAGCAGTAATCCGCGCAGTAAGCAAGATCCCGTCGAACACCACGTTCGACCCTGTGCTGGATGCGCTTGATGGCGTGCTTGTCTCGCAGCTGGCGAAAAAAACCAGCGTCCAATAAGCACAAAACCCGCGCAAGGCGGGTTAAGTACCCGGTCAGCCGACCAAAGCTTTCCGGAATCGAGTTTTGACCAATGACCACTACCCAAGGCGGCGATCATCAGCTGTTGGGTATCTTACACCCAAATGAGGCTCCAAGATGGAATTTTTTTATCATATTAAGGCAACCCAGAAATCTGGAAAACCTGACGGCGTTCTGTGGTTTACAGCCAAAACCGAATCGCGCGCAGCGCTGCAACTGGATGTCGAACTGGAAGATGCTGGCATCGAAACCGGCCGCGGTAAAGATTACCTGAAGCCGGTCCGCACCGATTTCCCGGTCTTTAATGATCTGCCGGAAGAAAGCACCATCGATTACACCTGGTGCGATCGCTATCAGCTGGCAGATGACCAGCGCACCTGGAACGTGATTCCCGGCACCGCTTCTCAGAGCGAAACCATCGTCGCCACGAACACCACCAGCGGCGCGAATATCCCAGCCGCGCCATTAACTTCCACTGATACCGCAGATGTGGGCAGCACCTCCCTGCTTGAAAATCGCACCCCGGCTGTCCGCTTCGCTGTCCATCTGCTGGGTGACAAATACCTTTCGGAGATCAGCCAGGAACAGCAGATCGTCGCCAACGAGCTGGCGACAGATGAGGGAAATGTTTACTTCCAGAACCTGCTTCAGGCCAAAAATGACGTTGCTGATATTGGCGATATCAGCCTGCATGCCGAGTGGAAACTGATCCAGGCCGTCAAAGAAGTTTTCCCTCAGGGCAAAGAACACGAACCCGAGCTGTTTGCCGCCTTCATGTCGAGCTGGATTAAGGCAGAAGCTGACGAGCGCAATCAGCTGGTTGACGACTGGAAGAGCGGAAAGCTTCCAGCCAAGGAAGAACCTGAGAGCTTGTTTGAGCATGGCCTGAGGATCAGTAAACATGATGACGGGGGCGCTCATTATCCTGTCTGCAAAATGCCATTCCGCAAACAGCTCCTGGCTCAGTTGACAGCTGACGAACTGCGCCATCATATCAGCCGCAAAGTACACGCGGAGCTTCACTTAATGGAAATGGACACGGATAACGGATATGTCCAAAACCTGCTACTGGCCGCAGAGAATTTCGCAGAAGTTAAGGCTTTTGATACCAAGGATCTGTGGCGCTACATGAAGGCGATTAAAGAAGTTTTCAGCATGGATAAACGCCATGAGCTGGCGTTACTTTTACAGTTCACGAAAGCCTGGGTAGCCACCCCATATATCGATCGCGGGATCCTGACGCGCGAATGGGCAGCGGGTAACCGCATTAATCTCGTGCAGCGCACAGATGCTGGAACCAATGCCGACGCCGGGTATGTAACTGACCGCGGCGCTGATGCGCACCACACCCTGGACACCCTCGATCTTGAGATCGCCTGCGCCCTGTTGCCTATGGATTTCCATCACTTTGAAATCCCTTCCAGTGTTTTGCGCCGCGCCAAAGAGATTGTCGCGAACAAAGAAGAGCCATGGAAATCCTGGATCAAGATTCTGCGCAATCAACCAGGCGTTCTGGCAGTCAACCGCGCCGCCATCTTCAACCTGGTGCGCATCGCGCCGGAGAATATCCATCTGACGCCAGTTGCTCATCTCGAATACGTTAACCAGACAATGACAGCTGCTTTCTGCCAGGCCACCGAGCTTCTCCCTCTGCCGTCCATCAAATCGGAAGAGGACACTCAAGCCGTCGAACAGCAACACGCTTTGCCGAAATGGGTAGAGGCCGGTGAGCAAAAACTTGCTGGTGAAGATGAAGCAGAAACGCAGGCCCTGCCTAAGTGGGCAAGTGCTACCAGCCAGCCTCAGGTCGCGAACCTCGGCGGAGGCGTATTCTCCATTGATGGCCTGATGAACGAAAAACAACCAGAAAATGATGACCGTTCACCGGTTAATGAGGAGACCACCAGCGATGTGCAGATGGAAGAGACTAACCCGACGAAAGGAGAAAGTGTTGGCGCGGTTCCAGCAGGCGAAAGCACTGATGCAATTGCTGCGCAAACAGATGCCGTAGCGGGAACCATCTGCACTGGCTGTGGTATCGAAGGTAGCGGCGGTTGCCCTGACTGTGGCGCCGCGGTTGGCGATGCAACCTATGCGGTGATGGAAGCGGGTCTGAAAGAGGAACTGGAGGCGCCAGGGGCTGATACCTCAAACTCGGAAACCATGTTCACGCACCTGATGGTGGATCTCGAAACCATGGGCAAAAAACCGGGTGCCCCGATCGTTTCAGTGGGGGCCGTATTCTTTGACCCGACCAGCGGTCTGACCGGTGCTGAATATTATCAGGTGATTAACCTTGAATCGTCGATGTCCTTCGGGGCCAGGCCGGACGCCAGCACCATTCTCTGGTGGCTGAAGCAATCGCCGGAAGCACGATCTGCAATCGTAGTGGATGATACGGTCGGTCTGGTAGAAGCGCTGGAGCAGTTCCTCGACTTCATCGCTGAAAACGCGGCTAACGGATCGAAGAGTGTGCAGCTCTGGGGGAATGGTAGTTCGTTTGATTGTTCTCTGCTGGAAGCAGCATTCGAACTGGCCGACACGCCATTCCCGATCCCGCACTGGAACTACCGGGACGTGCGAACCATCGTGGAGTTGGGCAAAGCTGTTGGGCTGAACTCGCGCTACGACATCCCTTTTGATGGCGATCAGCATAATGCCCTAGCCGACGCCCGCCACCAGGTCGAATACGTATCAGCTATCTGGCAGCGCCTGACAGCAATCTGATTTCAGTTTTTCAGCCAATGGCCCGTTTCTGGGCCATTATGAGGTAAAGCATATGATCCAGATGTTAACTCTCGAAGAATGGGCCGCTGAAAAATACAGAAGCAACCCACCAAGCGTGTCGACACTTCGAAGATATGCGAAGCAGAATCAGTTCTCTCCACCAGCTATGAAGCAGGGCCGCTTATGGCGAGTTCGTGAAGATGCTGAACTGGTAGGTGAACTAACCGCGCCGGTAGTTAAGAAAAACGACTCTATATTGCTGCAAAGGATTTTGAACGATGGCTGCCAGACCACGTAAAAACAATGTATCTGTTCCGAACCTTTACCCCCTTTATAGCAGGAAGGTGAATAAGGTTTACTGGCGTTATAAGCATCCAATCACTGGCAAATTCCATGCGTTAGGCACTGATGAGGCCGAAGCTGTAGCGATCGCCACGGAAGCAAACGAGCGTCTAGCAGAACAAAGGACCCGGCAAATTCTGGCGATCAGCGACAGGATCGCCACCAGCAAAGGTAAAGCGATCACGGTATCAACATGGCTCGACCGATACTGGAAAATTCATGAAGAACGTCTGGCGACGGGAGATATCAAGCTGAACACGTTCAAACAGAAAAGCAAGCCGGTTTCGTTGTTGCGAGAGCGTGTCGGAATGAAGTTGCTGCCATCAGTGGATGTCCGCGATATCGCCCAATTGCTCGATGAGTACGTCTCAGCCGGTCAGCCGCGAATGGCCCAAGTAGTTCGGACAGTGTTCGTTGATATTTTTAAAGAAGCGCAGCATGCGGGTGAGGTTCCTCCGGGTTACGATCCTGCCTCAGCAACTAAAAAGCCTCGCCGAAAAATTACCCGCCAGCGCCTGAGTCTGGAGGAGTGGCAGAAGATATTCGATATTGCGGACAGCAATCATCCTTATATGGGAAATGCGATGCTTCTGGCCTTGGTAACAGGCCAGCGCCTCGGAGATATTTCAAATATGAAATTTAGCGATGTCTGGGATGATCACCTGCATGTGCTTCAGGAAAAAACAGGGAGCAAAATTGCTATCCCGCTATCGCTTCGCCTGAACGCCATAAACTGGAGCCTGCGCGACATAATTTCACGCTGCCGAGATTATGCCGTTAGCCCCTATCTGGTTCATTTTTTCAGAGCTACTTCTCAAGCAGATCGTGGTGCCCAGGTTAAATCCAATACATTGACAACGAATTTCAGCAAGGCACGCGATAAAGCTGAGATTCCGTTACAAGAAGGTAAGACCCCATCTACTTTTCACGAGCAGCGTTCTTTAGCGGAAAGATTATATAAAGCGCAGGGTGTGAACACGAAAGAGCTTCTTGGGCATAGGTCCCAGCAGCAGACTGATGGCTATCATGATGACCGTGGGAAGGATTGGACGACAATCGCGATATAG